GCATCAATAAGTTGAGTAACTTCACCACTTGCATCTCTGTGAACACGAACTTTTTTTTGGAAAACACCGTCGCCTAATTCTTCGTCTCCTAAATCAGAAGCTTTAGGTTTCAGGTGTTTATCCAATTTAAAAGAGTCTTCCATTAATTTGGAAGCATCTTTTAATTCAAATTGTTTTGTCTTTTTATTTGCTTTACTAGACACCAGTCATTGTCCTACTTGTAGTTGCTTTTGTTCCGAATTTTCCAGCTTCACCTTGAAAACTTTTTCTTATTTTCATTTCATAAGCTGCATCATATTCAGACCAATCGTCCCACAAAGTAGAAAAAATAGGTGATCCGTCCTCATTTACACAGAAGATAAATCCTTTTCTTTCATACTTCTTTAAACCGATTTGGTCTTGAGGTTCTCCAGCTACACCATTGTTAACAGTTTGTTCCCAAGGTAATTGAACTACATTTCCAGTTACCATACCATCAGGATCAACTTGTAGTGCTTTCATAGTTTTCATATTCTTGAAAGGCACCTTTCTACCGTCAGGATATTTACCTTGTGCGGTAAATTTTAGAACTTGACTTTTAAACTTTTTAGTTTTTACATAGCCATCGTCTTCTTTCTTTTCCTGGACGTATGCTTCATTAACATCAGGAGTACTTGGGTCATCAGCTATAAATTGACCTTTGTCATTTTTAGCTCTTGTTTTTTTCTCTCCAGCCATATTTCTCCTTTGTCGTGTGTGTTGATAGGAACACACGACAATAAAATTTTCTGCCTATCCAGACTTAAAACGCTTAAGCGTCTGTTGTGACTTCCACACCAGCACTGTCTACGATTTCTCCAACGCCATACATAGATGACACTACGACAACGAAACCACGAATTGGAGCCCAACGCATGATTTCTGTTTTTGCAGGCCATTTTTGTACCATACCGAGAGCATAATCTTTTGAGAATATACCTCCAGCACGGTCAGCAGCAGAGTTTGCAGTAGGAACGTTTGTTGATTGATATAAGTCAATCCCCATAAAGCTACCAAAATATCCAGTATCTTCGTTTGTTCCAATTTCTCCAGCACCAGATCTAACACCGCCACCAGTAAAGATTCCTGAAGAGGAACCTTCAACGGCAGTTCTTAAGTCAGCAATTTGAACTGGGTGTAATACACCAACATAAGGCCCAGGAGCATTAGCTGCTTCTAGGGTATAAATTGCTGAGAATAAGTTAGCGAGTGATAGATTAGAACCAGAAGTACCGACTGCGGTACCGAATCCAGCTAACAAAGCACAGATGTCGACGTCAATCTTTTGAGCTACTGCGTTACCCATTTGTCTCATTTGAGCACCACGAGTTGCCGCAATAGAAGATACGTCTAATACGTCTGTAATTGTAGCCATGATTCCGACCTCAGAAGCAGTAAGAGTAGCTTTAGATGATGAGAGTGCTGTGTTAGCAAGCTCTGCACCTTCTGAAACTGCAGCAGCTGATTCAGCATCAGCTATTGGGATATCTACTGCTTTAGACGGTTGTCCTGACAAATCGTACATTGCTAGAAGTGGAGGAGTTACAACGGCAGCTTGTAGTGCGTCTAAAATATCATCGTTAATGATTGCAGAATAAACTACATCATTATACGTAGTGGTATTTGTATCGTTACTTGTAAAGTCGACCATTTATAAACACCAGTCCTTTCTTCTAATAATTTACTATTACTTATTGATTGAGACTGTCGCCTAAAACGTTGTCTTCCCTTAACTGTACACGACCTTGTATCAAAGCCTCATGTGCAGCCGTTGGATCAGAATTTTGTAATTTCTTGTATTCTGCTTTTGTCAACTGTTGTGTTTCAGCAGTTCCTATTTGACTTAAATTATCATTAGGTTTCTGAGCTACACTGGACAAATTGTTCATACCAGTATTATTTACTTCCTTCTGAACTTGTGGCTTTAAATCATAAGCATTAACAAACTCTTGAATTGTTTCATTAGTTATTTCTGCTTCTGGATTTGCTTTCACAAACAAATCGGCATGAGTCTCTGAAAAACCGTTAGACCTAAAAGTGTCTCTTGCTTGAAATTGCTTTAACTGCGAATTTACTTCTGCAAATTGACTTTCTAGTTCTTTAGTCTTATCTTGAGACGCTTTTAAAGCTTCTCTTAAATTTGGGATAGATTCGTTTTCTGACAAATCAGCCTCACTTCCTTCATTATATTGTGTCATTAATACTCCTCTTATGACTTACACACTCTTAGAGGGTCTCGAGTGGACTTCTTTACTTAATATAAACTCGAAGCTGATTTTCTAGGTTAAGTTGTTCGAGTAGTAACTTAACAATTTTATTATACACTACGAATATCTCG